GATCATGTAGATAATGATGGTGGAGCAAAAGAAACAGTCACAATAACCAAAAGCTCAAGTATTAGTAATTATTTTAACGGAAGTAAAGAATTATATGGTCGTGTTTTTACTTCTGATGGAGTAGGAATAAGACTAACTATGTATCTTTATTATACAGAACTTTCAGTTACATATACGCCGGCAGCAACTGGTAGTCCAGGAAAAATGACAAGGGGTAAATTTTGGTGATTTAAAATGCCTGTTTCAATACAAGTAACTGGAATAAATAATGTCCAAAAGTTTATAGAAAGAACAACTAAGGAAAAGCAACAACAAATTCAAGACGCAATTAAACAATCTGGATTTTTTATTGAGGCAGAAGTTAAAGAAAGCATTGCCGGACACAGAGCAGAAAAGCGTTCAGTAGATACAGGACGGTTTCTAAATAGTATAAAAACTGAATTTCCTGCACCGTTTGAAGCAGTAGTTGAAGGTGGTGTTGAATATGATAAGTTTTTAGAATATGGAACATCGCGAATGGCACCAAGAAAACACTTTGGTAACACAGCAGCAAGAAATAAAGTAAAAGTGAAAGAGTTTATTGAGAAAAGCATCAAGTGAAATTATATAATTTAGAATAAAATATTTAAAAATAACTTTTAATTATTATATTAATAGGAACTATACAAGCGAGTATGGTTTATAAATCAAGCGAGATAAAATGGCAATAACAAATGTAAATTCATCTACTTTTTTAGCAGATGCAGTTAATCTAATAAGAAATAAAATTCAAACAAATATTACAGATCCTTTGGTTAGTGTTAGACCTGCTAATCAGCGATTTTGTATGACATCTTATCCTCAGAAAGCAGTTACTTATCCTGTTATAACCATTGTTGACAGAGGCATTTCACAACCACAACGATTAGGAATGGGCAGTGAAGGAACAGCAATTAATATAACAATAGAAATAAGAATATGGGCAAGAAACGTTAAAGAAAGGGATGAGTTATTTGATCAAGTTTATACTTATCTAAGAACAAATCAATTAGATGGCACAACAGGCTTAGTTGCATCAAATTTGAGCGGATTTACTTTAACGTCAGCGATAAATATATCAGAAGAAAAAGTTCAAAGTAAAGTGATGGAGGTTAGTTTTTTATTTTTATGTTTATAAATAAATTATTAAGGAGGTTAAATAATGGGGTTTAAATACATAGGTGACAGCAATCAATTGTGTTTTCAATTTGAGAGCGGAACTTATGCAACAACATCTGGAACAAGACAGTGGATAGGATTAGTCCAAGACCATACACCAGAAGAAGGAGCAGGAGTGGACACTATTAGATTTCAAGGAAATTATAATAGAAATCCAGGAATGTTTACTGATGGACAATTAGAATATGGTGGAGCATTTACGTTTTATCCACAAGATTGGAAGTTTTTGGCAATGGCTATTGGAAGTGTTTATGTTAATGGAACAAGCAAGGTTATTACTGAAATGAATAGCAATGATGCAAATTATGCTGTTCCAACACAGTCATTAAGCAGTTTTACTTTAGAAGATAGTAAGGCAACGCCAAATGCAGGAAGTAATTTTACTAGAACATTTAAAGGTTGTATGATTGACAGTTTTAATATGACTTTGAGTGAAGGTGAAATAGCATCTTGTGAAGTTGGATATATGGCACAAAGTGTTGAATTTAGTTCAGGAGCAGTTACTGCTGTAACTACAAGCACAACAAAACCATATATGTGGAGTGATGTATCAGTTCATTTACCATCTGGAACAAAATTGACAAATGCAACAGAATTCAATTTTAGTGTTAGCAATAATTTAGAAAGAAGATTTCCACTAAACGGAAGTAGAACAGTAGAACAAGTAATTCCTTTAAACAGGGATTATGAAGTTAGTGCTACATTTTTAATGGATACATCTAATGCAAAAGAGTTATATGATCAATATTATATTGGCGGTAGTTCATTCAATTCAATGATTGAAATGGTAGCAACTGCAGGAAGTATGTATATGGTTATGAGCGGATGTAGAATTACAGACATGGAAGTTCCAAGTCCAGTAGAAGGATTGCATGAGCAAACTTGCACAATTATGCCAACAAGTGTTACAGCAACAGCATACGATGCTGTTAGTGATTATACTGCTTGGTAAAATATAAATTTAATTTTTAGTTTTAATCCGATTAATTTTTCTAAGGATTGTTCGTAATTAAATTAGGAGAAAATTATATGGAAGAAAAAAAAGTTACCCTTTCAAACGGAAAGGAATATACTGTAAAAGAATTGCTTTACAAAGACGTAGTTGCATCTGCATCAGACAACAAAGCAGATAGTGCAAAATTATTGTTAAAGCTGTCTACTGGCATGACTGATGATGAATTTAATACTTTGAGTATGAAGAACGGAATTGAATTACAAAAAGTGGTTAATGAAATCAATGGTTTTGTAGAAGACGATTTTTTACAACAAACCCCGCAAAAAAGCAGTTAATGAATTGTATAGCAATAGCTGATCATTTTAAGTGGGGGCTTTCAGATGTAAAAAACCTAACTATAAAAGAGTATAATGGGGTTATGGAATATTTAAAAAAATTGAAAGAAGAGCAAAAGAAGTCAGAAAGAAAGGCAAAAGCCAAATCTCCGAGGAGACATAGATAATGGCAATGGGAATTGGAGGAGGAAACGAGGTTAATATAGTTATACGTGCAGTTGATGAATTTAGTAAAACCATGGGCACATTGTCAAAAACTTTGGGTCAAAACAGAACTGCATTGGTGGCATTTACTGGAGTTGGAGCAGCAATTACTGGATTAGGTATCACTTCTATTAAACTTGCAGCTGATTTTGAGCAGACAAAGGTTGCATTTACTACTATGTTAGGAAGCGCTGATGCTGCTGAAAAGATGTTAGACGATTTAGCGAATTTTGCAAAAAAAACACCATTTACATTGCCAGGAGTAGAGAAAGCAGCAAGACAACTTATGGCTGTTGGGTTTGACGCAGAAGATGTTATCCCCACTTTAAAAAGTATGGGAGATGTTGCTGCAGGACTAAGTTTAGGAGAAGACGGGTTGCAAAGACTTATTATTAATTTGGGTCAAGTTAAAGCAAAAGGAAAATTAACCGGCAGAGAATTAACCGATTTTGCTGTTGCAGGAATACCAATGGCTGAAGAGTTGGCAAAACACTTTGGTATTACATCAGAAGCTGCTTCTGATATGGTTAGCAAGGGATTAGTAAAAACAGAAGACGTTATTCAAGTATTTCAAAATATGTCTTCTGAAGGTGGAAAGTCTGCCAATCTTATGGAGAAACAATCGCAAACAGTTGGTGGCCAATTTTCAAATTTAATAGATAGCATAGTTCTTGCAGGAAGGGCAAGTGGTATTACGCTATTGCCAACTGTAAGCAAGTTGCTTCAAGCTGTTTTGCCGGTTGTAGAGAAATTAAGCGAGTGGATTGAAGAAAATCCAAAACTTGTAACGCAAATAGTTGGATTAACACTTGCTCTTGGAGGAGTATTATTAGGTGTTGGAACATTGGGATTGCTTGTGCCAATATTGGCAGCAGGATTTTCTGCTTTATTTGGTCCGATAGGATTGGTGATTGTAGCAATTGCTGGAATAGTAGCAATAGGTATTGCAATTTATAAAAATTGGGATAAGTTAATGGAACACCCATTTATAAATAAAATGTGGAGCATATTAAAATCGGCAGTTATGTCTGTTTGGGAAAGTTTAAAAGAGCTGTGGGGAAGCTTAACAGAATTGTGGAATCAAATAAGCGGATATGTCATTCCTGTGTTGCAAGTGTTGGGAGGAATTTTAGGAGGAACTATTTTTGCTGCAATAATGATTGTTATAGGAGTTTTGAAAGTGTGGGTTATATTTATAAACGTTTTAGTGCGAGCACACATATTTGTTATTGAGCAACTTAAATTTTTATGGCAAAATTTGCCTGCATTCTTTTTAACATTATGGGAAAACATAAAATTAATTTTCTTCAATATGTGGGAAAGCATAAAATTAATTTTCTTCAATACGTGGGAATGGATTAAGAAAATGTTTTTAAATTACACTGCAATAGGATTAGTTATAAAACATTGGGCTAAATTAAAGGAGTTT